AACGATTTAATTTCTTCAGGTGTCATAAGTGTAGCCATTTTATCAATCTTTTTAATATTCCTTTCGGTATATGAGATTGTTTTCTTATTCATATATTCATAAGGAATATGCCAATCTGGATGATCTTTATTTTCACAATTCCATTTCATGTAATTCTCGCCATTCATAGGCTCGCCTTCATTATAATATTTCATGAAGCAATATTTAATTCCAGCATCTGTTATATCAATAAAAAGCTGTCCATCATTATTTGGTTGTCCAAATAAAAGCTGTAAGTCTCCGTCAAATTCTTCAACTTCTTTAAGAATATCAGAACTAAATACAATATCCTTCATGTCAAAATTCGTTTCGCAGAAACGTTTTAGCTTTTCAAGCTTTTCATTGTCATTGAAACAGAATTTATATTCCATAAATTCATCTTTAATTTCCTCTATAATGTATCTTGCACGACTAATCATTCTCTCGCCGTAATTCCATTGAAAATATCTTGCGATTAAACCTTTAAAGTTCTGCGTTCTTGGATGATCCGTTGCTGAACCAAACACATAGTTTACATTATATCTTATATAAATTTGGCTTCTCTGTCCCATATTATCACCATTTTAACCTTTCCAATTTCCTTGTAAATTATCTTTTCATTTACTTTAACACTAATTCATAATATCCAATTTCCCAATCATCCAGTCCATGTTCCTCTGCTGATTCAGAATCTTTAAGAATGTCAAAAATCATATCAATTGTCATATCCAATGTATATAATTTCCAATACTCTTCTTTTGTAATATTGTTATCTTCTGAACCCAGAAAATAAAAAGCATTATCCCAAATTTTGCAACAGATTCCCATACAACCTGCATAATCATTCTCAATAGATATAATTCCGTTTTCAAAACCTTTCTTAATCATTTTTCTTGTAATCATAATTATATCCTCCATTCTAAAAGTCTTGTAAACTCTCGTTCCATCATGCTACTTTTAAAAACTGATCATCGTTAAAACAGTAATATTCGTGTTCTAATGGGTTCTCTTTTCTAACTTCTCTCAATTTGTAGTCATCAAAGAATTTTAGTTCATCATCACTTTTGAAAATTGCATAGCACCCAAATGGAAGGCATGTCCCATCTGCAAATTCAATTTCGCTATCAGTCACATGAACAACTTCGTAGCTTTTACCATTAATCAAAATAGTTGAATAATTTGCATAATATCCAGCCCATGCAAAAGCATTCAATTCATTATCAGATACAATATGTTTATTTCCATTTCTTTCTCTGTACTCCAACATAATATTTCCTCCATTCTTTAAATGAATCCCTTGACACTTCTTAATCCCAGTTAACAAATTTCTCAATCTCTTCCTTTTCGATACCAATTCCATCTAAAAGGATCAGTAATGTATTAACTGTATCTTCTTTATCCATCGACTGAAGCCAAATCCAGTCAAGGATATTGCAAATCATCTTTCTTCCGTCATTATCAATTGTGAAATTATCTAAGATGTACTGCCAAAATTTTTCTTTCATGATTTTCACCTACCATTCTTTCAAATCTTCATTTGCTTTATCAATAAGGCTAACTGGAATTGCACCAACATCAGTAATATATCCTTCATTTGTATTGATATGTTCCTTAATATACTCTTCCAGTTCTCTTTTAAAATCATCATCAGTTACATCTGTCAGATCATCGTTCCATGAAAAACTCGCTACATCACAATAATCATATGGGTAATTATCAGCTCCGTATCCATAACCTGTATCAACACCACCAACATAAAGGTCGAACCACAAATGATTTCCCCAATCAATAATGTCAAAACAAAGATTACCAACTCTTACAGATCCAATATATTCTCCGCTACCTTCTTCCTGTTTGTAACTTCTCTGGTTCCTTTTATATTTCTCAAATTCTGGTTGTAAATTCCATTTAAATCTCATATCTCATCACTCCTATACATAAGCTAACAAATTATCTTCTGTTCCGTCTGCAATCTCATAATCTGACCACCAATCATGTATTGTTTCCTTTATTTCTTCTGGCGGCATTGACTTCCGCAATTCATCAATTTTTGGTTTCCATAATTCCGTTTCAAATTCAACAACGACTGCATTCTGTTCTTCATTTAAATCATCATATGATCCACTACTTAATAAGGCTCGTACTGCTTTTTGCATTACTTCTTTAATATCCATATCTCATCACTCCATTCCTACATTAATTCATCAACTTCAACTACATTAGGATTATCGCTGAACCACGAATCATCTTCTGCAATTTCCTTTATCTCAATAAAATCTCTTTCAGAATCAAAACAATCGTTGTGTTTTAAATAAGCCATCTTGACCTTTTCTCTTGCATCTTCATATGAATCTGCCTTTACAATTCCAACAGCCAATTCTTCAATTCTGTATGCATATAAGTTTGTAATATCTAGCATAATCATCACCTCTTTATAATTTTATCTTTCCATAATCGGGAATCATCTGAATAAATTCATCTGCATTTATAAACTGTTTATTGATTTCAACCCAATACTGTTCGTTATTTGTATCTGTACAACAAGCTTCTAATTTGAAATCATGCTGTGCATAAATCGTTAAACATAATTCTACTTTCTGAATAGATACACCTTCTGGAACTTCTTCAACAGTTGCATATTCTTCTAAAAAGTCATCAATTTCGCTTTCTTTTAAATCATAATTGTAAAATGCCTGTAATGGCTTGTCTGTGTCATCTAACTCATTAAATGTAATTTTTGTATAATCTAACATATTAAGCACTCCTTTCTACACTACAGAAGAAATCATCTTCTGTAAAACTATATCCATCATAGTGTTCATAAATAAATTCATCACTAACATATTCATCAATACTTGCAATCATTTCATATGATGGTTCATTGATATTAACTCCCATCACTTCTGCAAAAGTGCCTTCATTTACAAGTTCTGAATAATATGCCTGTTTCAATTCGTGTAACTGATCTCTATTTAATTCTCTCGCTGTCATAATTTATCACTCCTTATCCAATCTTCGTTATTTCCATATAGCAACCATTCATAGCTTTATCATACTGTCTAATATCATAGAGCCAACTAAACGGAACTTTAACAGTTCCTTCTTTTTTCAATTTTTCCATTACTTCCCCAATAGAAAAATAGCCCTGCATCCAACCATAGCCTGATAAATACTGTTGTCTATCCAAATTACACAGCCTGTCATGATATTTGATTGTATTTTTCTTTAGAAATTTAATATATCTATCAGATAATCCATAATTTTCTTCTGGGTTATCATCACTGTATTCCGACATAACAAATGAATTTCCGTGGAATAATTCAAGCTGCCACATTACTTCTCTCATATTATAAAGAGTTCTCGTTATTCCGTTTATTGCAATCATATAATCATTTCGTGTGCCAGGTTCCCAATTCTTTTTACTACATCTTCCACATTTATATGTATCTGTGTTAATTGTCATCTTATATCTTGCCATAATCATCAACCGTCCTTTCTATATTGTATATGTTAATTTAATTTCATCACTATTTTGTCTTCCATAATAGTCTTTACTCCATTCATAAGATACTGTCTTTATTCCAAGTGCTTCACATATTTTTATACAAGCTGGGATTTCATCTTCGTTATAATTTTCCACAGAACACTTAGCACTAAAATATCGTGCTTCATACATATGTAATGACAATGGAGGTATGATTTCTTCCTTAATATTTTCAAGATATGCTTGATAACAATTTAACAATTCAACATCCCTTGTTATAAAAACTATTTTTGCATTTGCCTCATGAAGAATTTTATTTAAAGTTTCAATTCCTATATAGGCTATTCTATGTGCTTTTTGATCATATTTTTTAAATTCTTTATTCATATATAATCACTCCAATCTTAAAATGAAATTGCTATTTACGGTGTTTCTTCAATATTCTTTTTCAACATAAATACAAGTCCATCCTTATATGTAATTCTGAACTTATATGTTTCTTCAACCCAATCGTTAAAACCATCATCAAAATATGTTTTTTCTGTTCCTCTTCTTGGCTTAATATTATCTAATAATTCGATAAAACAACCTGCAATCCCAAATACAGACTCTGCAATTACTATTGGATTTTCCATAAATGCAAGTGTTGATGGAACTGCTATGAATCTGCACCT